ATCATCAGCGCCAAGTGGTTTACCACCTTCAGCTAACATATATTGGCCTTCAAACTTAAAGAGATTTTCTCCATCCTCACGATGCACAGTGTCTACGTGAGCAGTAAACATAGTCTCGTTAGACGAATCATCTCTCATATCTACATGGATATTACCACAAAAGTCTACTGATAAATCACCTTCACCAATACGTTCTACAATATAGTTACATAGCATTGTAACTCCTGTGCCACCATGTGGTCTCCTAAGAGATAATGCAAACTCTAAGTCTTTAATCAATTGAGATTTAGTATTCTTCATTCTGATTCTTCCGTTGTTACTGGCACATGTTCTGGATGATAAGTCTTACCATTTAATTCGATTGGCTCTGCGTCATCTATTAAATACCACTCAGAGGATTCATGGCAAAAATACATTTCATCTTTTGGATAAGCAATATTATTTACTAAAACCCAATCACTATCACTACCTATGTCAGACTTAAGCACATAATCACCATTCATAGTTTCATATGTATCATCTGATTTAGCGTAGTCACCATTATGCAATTCTACTAACTCATGATCATCTAAGTATTCAATATGATAACGATCACCATTGTACTCAATTGTATTATCTTGATGGACACGCTCAGTATAGTGGGTGTTATCAACATAAGCCATTACATAATACTCATCTGCACAACCTTCACAGACATCATCATCATCATACACACTTCTCATATCATCTGAGTGATAATACTCATCGCAAGAGTTGCAATGACAATCAGCACTGTTAGATGGATTACCATCAGTGTTAGTACACTCATACTCGCCATCTTCTGCAATATATAAAGAATAAGATACTTCTTTGTATTTACGACCAGAGCTTTGATTAACTCTTTGGGTCTCACCATCAATATAAGGAGCTAGGAAGTCACCACTAAAACTAAAGTACTTCAGTGGAGTACCATCAGGCCAAGCACTAAAATGTTGGTAGCCACTTTCTTTTAACCAGTACTCTAATGCTTCGTCAGCATAGCTATAGTCATTACCTCTCTTATAACTGCGGACAAAACCTTTTTCTTTATCATCTTCAGAATGCCATACTAATGCACGACCATTAATAAGCTTTGTATCAGGATCAATTCTAACTGCAGCCTTCCAACCTAACTCAGGCGCATAAGCCCGATATGGATGTAAATAGTCTGCCTCGTAATGCTCATGACCAGGAGTATAGCTATTATCCCAAGTCATGCAAGACTTAGGACCTTTCTGAACGCTTAAAATAATACCATCTGAATCTTCCCAGAGTTCATATGTATCATTACGGCACTTAGTAGCAAAATCACGGATCTCATGATCCTTTAACTGTGGAAACATTCTACGGATATAACGACCAAACGTAGTAACAGTCTGACGATCATCGGTACCTGAACGCTCATCACGAGTGTAGGCAACATTAGAAGCATCCTTAATAGACTGATGTGGATACTCTAATGCTAACAAGCGATAATTTTCAGGAATATGCTTCTTCATAATCTCTTTGATTACAGGGTGAAACTCATAAGCCCTCTGTTCTCTAGCATGCCAATCTCTTGACATACGTAAGATCTCTAATACTACAGGAAATTTAATTTCTAATTCTTGAACTGTTATCATTTATTTCTCTTGAAAGATTTAAAATATAATTTGCTTTCTGGAAAACCCAAGGGTTTCTGTGTGGCAGGTGTGCTCCAGTAGCACCATCCCAATCTCTAAATTCCCAATCGTAAAAATCAATTCTTAAACAACTTGGGTGTTCTTCTTGTAGTTTTTGTAGTTCATCAGCCCATGCTTGCCACTGATGATCAGAGATTATGCTTTCATTTAGCTCATAGTAGATACATGAATGTATTAACATTTGTGATCTTCGTCTTCTTACTAATTCTACTAATTCATCTGAACAAATAGTTTTAGTAGTCGTTATTTTCTTAGGCCGTGGCATCTTCCCTACTTAATATCTCAAAAAGGGTTTCTTGTCTAAGCTTTGTTGGTGGTCCATCGTCTAACAACTCTAATGTATCTTGAAGCAAGCTAATCTTATCCCATTCAAAACTGTAGTGTTGATGAATACTATTGCTTGATTTAATCATACGTAATGCAGTGTATGTTAGATACTCAGAGGAATTAATAAAATTATTAGTGTTGTTAATTGCATGAATTTCTTCTAATAACTCATTTGCTAGTGTTGTCAGTTTTCTCACTTGTAAGTTCCTTTATGATATCACATCTCGTATTAAATATTGTGGAGTTATAGGGATTATATGTATCTCTCCAAGTATATCTTCTACCTCTAGCTTCCATATCTGCTCTTCGTTTAGAATTAATATTGCTAACAGAGAGAGCTATAATTTTATCTGCAAAGAAATGTTCTCTTCCTTCTGAAATATCTTTAGTCTTAAAGTCTTTTAAACCTCCAAGTATTCTATATTCTTTTAATACTCTACTAGCTTCTACTGCTAACTGATTTGATTTAGCCATTCATATCTTTCTTACATAAAGCACACACCTTATTTATCTTAGGTAATGAATCTAAAGCTTCTGATAATGTATCATAAGCATAATGACTAGCACAAGCGTAGCCAGACTCGAAAGCGCCCATTTGATCATTTGCTTTTCTTTCTTCTTTAAATCGTTCTAAAAGTTTAAGTAATATTTTATATTTTTCAATTGGTATTGATATCATTTAACCTCTTTAAAATACGAGTAATTTGACCAAGACTTTTGTTATATGATTGTTTAAGTTCCTCATTAGTACATAGTGAATTAGAAAACTGCCAATAATTCTTTTCCATTTGTTGTTCTATATCCTTTAATTCGTAGTGCAACCAATCTTCAATATCTCTTTCACTTATCATTTTATCCTTAATAAAATAGCCCCAACTATTTCTAGCTAGGGCTTGGGTTACGGATTCTTAATTACTTCATCTACAATACCATGTGTGACTGCCTCATCTGGAGAGAAAAAACAATCTGACTGTTGTAATAAATGTTTACGGATATAGGTTACAGACTTACCTGTGCATTTACGATAGTGCAATAACATTCTTGCTGAATCTAATTGAAAGTCTTTTGAAGCAGCTGCTATTTCATGTTCTTTGCCAACAACACCTCTAGAGAACTGATGTGACATAACAGAACAATTTTCAGTAATAAATCGATTACCCTTCTGTCCTGCCATTAAAAGCATTACACCAGCAGAAGCAATCTCTCCAGTACCAATAGTAACTACGGGAATAGTTGATTGTTTAATAGTATCAATTAAATGATACGCAGAAGAAACAAAACCACCTGGACTATTAATAAATAATACTAATTTTCCTGGTTGATCTTCTTTAGCCATAAGATTGTATTCCATAATAGCCATAATAATTGGCTGTACAGATTCATCTTCTACTTCACCCATAAGATACAGAATACCATTACGCATAATGTTCTTACCAAACCAATAATAACCTCCATCATTATCCTCTGAGTTTGTAGGTTGCGGAGGGTTAGGAGATTCTGGCGCTTGTGGAGACTTAGGTTTAGCCTTAGCGTTAAGCGTACTTGAATACTTGTTGAACTGGCAACCGAATAATTTGCTCATCTGATAATTCCTTAGTTGAAATAAATAACTCTGCTGGCTCTAAATAAATATCAGAAGGATTTGTTACCTTCCACCTACCAATAGAGCCTGAACGATTAATAATCTTGTTATTTAAGTCGTTCATTGTAACTGGATCCGTAGATCCACTGACAATAAATGTGATACCTGTATCCCATAGATCATCAACAAGTTTTGAAGTATCTTTATTGATATCTTCAATAACTAGCCTAAATTGAGACACATGTACATTGCTATTATTAACAAAATCTTTAATCTTTTGTATCAATGTCATCTTCATCTTCGGAACCATACTCGTCCCACCAACGTCCTTGTTGTCGCTCTCGCTTGTAAGGTCGTTTATGTCTGTCGGAGTGAGAGGTTCGCTCATCTTTAAATTGCTTTTCTTCACGTTCTAATTCCTGCCAATTGTTATTTTTGATCATTTGCGTAATTACGTTTAACACCTAATTTATCCGCTTTCTTTTGTAAATAAATACCAAAGAAATTAGCTAACTCTTGAGTACTTTCAGGAGAAGAACTTTCCACTATAGATACAGCAACTTTCTCAAAATGATTCATAATTTCTTCTGCATTAGTTACTCCAATAGCATCGAGTGTATGATACACACCTTGATCAACCATGTTAGTAAGTTTAATTTTATCTGCTGGACTCATTACCAATCCCAATCACCATTCATACCATTAACACTATACTCAGTTACACGTTTCTCAAAGAAGTTATCATGAGAAACACCTGATAAAACCCAGTCCAACCAAGGCATTGGGTTATCCCTGTGGTTAAATATAGTTTTCATTCCTAGTTGTAATAGTCGTCTATCAGTAATATATCGGATATAATCTTTTACATCTTTACCTGTAATTCCTTCAATTTTATAATTTGAGAAAGCAAGTTCAATAAATTTGTCTTCAAGATCAACTGCGTCTCTTGCCATTTGATAAATTTTAGACTTAAGTTCATCGTTAACAATACGAGGATGTTCGTTGCAGAACTCTCGGAATAATCTAGCACCACCCTCTACGTGTACTGTCTCATCACGAATAGACCATTCAACTACAGTACCCATACCTTTCATTTTACCAAACCTTTGAAAGTTTAGTAACATGACAAAGGAAGCAAATAATGCAACACCTTCATTCATTACACCTTTTGCTAATGCAAGTGCAACACCTGTTTGTGTGTTAGTATCATTATTTTGCATAAAGTCAATCTTCTCAGACATCTCTTTGTAGTCTAAAAATTTATGATACTCTTCATCTGGCAATCCAAGGGTATCATTTAACAATGCATAGGCTCGTTGGTGTGTACCTTCACGAGAAGCAAAAGAACCAAGCATAACACGTACTTCATTATTTTTAAATCTTGGAATAAGGAAGTCGTAATAGTTTTGTCCTACTTGAACATCACCTTGAGTAAACAATCGGAGGATATTTGTAATAAACTCTTTTTCGCCTTCATCAAGCTTTAATTTCCAATCGGACACATCTTCTGATAGGTCAGCTTCATCTTCAGTCCAATGAATTTCTTCATGTTTCTTTGTGATATCTACTGCCCAGTCATGTAGAAATGGTTTGTATGTTTTATTAAATTCTGTTAGTGTAGCCATATTAACCTTCGCATGCCTTACATTCATCGTCTATGACGTTATTTTCCACGGAAGCTTTTGATAGTCTCTTGTTGAGTTCCACAAATCCGCCAATGTATTCCCCATCAAGATAGATCTGTGGGAGAGAACGGACACCTGCTCTTCCAGTAATTTCAGCCGCTGATTTGCCTGTTGTAGTGATGTCAATGTAGTCGTAGTCGATTCCTCTTGAATTAAGGAGAGATTTGGCCATTGTGCACTGTGGACAGTTTGGTTTTCCATAGATAATAGTTTCCTTAATTTCTTTTAATTTATTCTCTTCAACTTTTTGTGAAACATTTTCAGCACGAACTTTAGCCTCTGTACGTAAATAGTATAATCCTTTTAGTCCAGATTCCCAAGCATTAATATGAGCATCCTTTACAGCAGATTTATCAGCACCTGCAGGGAAGAACAAGTTAACTGATTGACCTTGACAAATATATTTTTGTCTATCAGCCGCATGTTTAATAATCCAATTTTGATCTAATTCAAAACTAGTTTTAAACACAGATTTAACATCATTATCTAAAAACGGTAAATGTTGTATAGAACCACCATGTGTAATAATGTTTGACCACACTTCACTTGTGTTGTAACCAATAGTTTCTAAATACTCTTCAAGATATTTATTTTTAACTAAGAAGGACCCTGCACGAGTACGATGCGTATATGCATTAGCTTTATTAGGTTCAATACTTGGGGAAGTACTTAATAAGATACCTGAAGAAGCATTAGGGGCTACTGCTAACAAGTGTGAATGCCTAATTTTCTTTGGAGCCATGTCAGGTGCTCCGCCACGATCAATTGCAAGCATTTCGGATGCAGATACTGCTCTTGATTTAATTGTGTTAAACATTTGTTCATTTATTGATGAAGCAAAATCGCTCTCAAAAGGGATATTTATTGATTGTAAATAGTTATGGAAACCCATAGCACCTAAACCAATAGATCTTTCTTTTGAAGCACTGTATTTTGCTCTAGCAAGACTATCAGGGGCATTCTCAATAAAGTATTGTAACACGTTATCTAACATAACTACTAAGTCAGCAATCATGTTAGTATCTTTCCATTGATCAAAATACTCTAGATTGACTGAGCTTAAACAGCACACAGCAGTACGATCTTCTGATGTAGGTAAATGGATCTCATTACAAAGATTACTACCATGAATCTTAAGACCTTTATCTTTTAACTCTTGAGGTAAGGCATCATTAGCTGTATCAATAAAGTTAAGATAAGGCTCACCTGTGCGAAAGCGAGTTTCCAATAACTTGCTAAATACTTTTCTAGCATCGAGAAACTCCCCTGTTGGTCCTTTCTTTGGATCAACCAATTCATATGTAGTGCCTGTTTTAACAGCCTCCATGAAATTGTCAGTGATATTAACAGCGTTATGGAGGTTAAGACATTTACGATTGTTATCACCTGTGGGTACTCGAATGCTAATAAATTCGAAAATATCAGGATGATCAATATTGAGATATGCAGCATAAGAACCTTTGCGTGTTTTACCTTGCCGATAAGCAGTCATATCAGCATCAATAGTACTCAGGAAAGGTATAGGCCCAGGAGCAACGTCAGATACACTACGGATGTCAGACCAATGACCTCCAACCCCGCCACCCATGACGGATAACCAACGAATTTCAGAACTATGATCAATAAGACCAGCGACAGTATCAGGAACATAAGTTAAAAAGCAAGAGATTGGCATTCCTTTACCTTTACCATTAATATCGGGAGCATTCGATAATACTGGTGAAGCAAACATAAACCATTTGTTAGAGATATAATTATACAAACGTTGAGCAAGCTCTAAGTTAGTTTTTCCGTTAAATGTGCTCCAAGCACGACAGGCTCTAGCATAAACCTGTTGAGGAGAAATTTCATCTCCCTGAGCATAAAACTCTAATACCATATCAAAAGCATAATCTGTTAAAAGTTTATCTTTTTCTAAATCAATTTCAATGTCGTAATATTTCATTATTTTTATTATTGTTAAGCGTTAAAACAAGCACCTGGGGTTAATAGAATCTCTGCTATTTTCCCTTCCATCAACTCATCTGAAATACATATAAAGGCGTTAATCTCGTACTCAGTAAAGCTTTCAAGAGCCGCCTCACATTCTTTAGTGTTATCATAGATATACTCATTATACTTCTTAGTAGAATAATCATAAGCAAAAACAGAGTACCTCATCATATAGTAAGTTCCTCAAAGTTATCACTTGCATTAATTAGTCTACCAGTATCTTCGATAAACCTGTACTTACCCATTGGACCAGTCCTGCCAGTCCAACGATCCTTTAAAACCCAAAGCTTACTAGTGTGCCTTTCAATAGGATCAGTCTCAAGTTTATTTCTACTAATAGCAATTAGTTGTGCACCAATCTGCTTTAGCGAACCAGAACCTTTTAAGTCATCATCTGAAGGAACAGCACCTTCTTCAAAAGATTTCTGGTTATTGTTTGTCTTTCTTAGATGACTAACAACTCCAATCCAAATACTATGTCGTTTAGCTAGCTTTAACAAATCAGACATAAGCTTATCTGTAGCTCGGTTAACATCATTATCTTCAGCATCTGATACTGCAATAGTAATGTGATCAAGATAAATAAACTTACAACCACTTAAAGCCATAAACTCCATCTTGTCTATTAAGGAGTCATCTCCCATAGATCCTTGATGATCTAAGAACATAATACGACTTGTACCCATTGTTTCAGTCCAAGCAATGCGTTCTTCTTCCTCAGTAACTTCAACATCAGGTAATTGAATACGCTTGTTTAAATGAAGCGCCATAATACCTTCAACTGTTTCAGATACACTTTCTTCTAAAGAACAAATACCGATTTTCTCATTTGTTGTTTTAAGCAAATGATATTGATCTTCCTTTAAGAAAGAACTTTTACCCATGCCAGTACCTGAACAAAGAACTGTAATAGACCCTAGACATCTACCATAGATTTTTTTATTTAATTCTACAGCAAAGTCAGGCCAAGGTACATAGTCAATATCTGATTCAGCTTTATACAAATCCCAAGTATCTGCTGAGTTAACAATACCTACAGGACTCCACGATTGTGCATCCCATACCTGAGAAAGAACTGCTAAGTGTCCTTCCTTGACGTATAGTTCATTAGCGTCTTTAAACTTAGTATTTCTTACAATTTTAACTTTATCAAAGCCAATAATTTTAGCAGCTCTATCAGCAGCTTCTTTTCCTGGTTCATCATTATCAAACCAGATTACTACTGAATCAAAGCTACGTAGCCAATCTCTATTGCTAAGTAGAATATTAGTTTGACTTGCAGAGGGTATAGAAACTACTGGATAAATCTTTTCGTATTTATCAAACCAAGCTTGAGAAACTGTTAATGCATCAATCTCACCCTCGGTAATTACTAATTGTTTACCCCCATTGCCCGCTTGCATTTGTCCAAAAAGGCTTTTAATTTTTCCGATAACTGTGAAGTCCTTAGGAAGAATGCGCTTTTTATATCCTGTAATTTCATTAATACCATATGGGTAATAATGCGAATCGATATCACCTTTTTCATTTACTGTAACCTTTATATTAAAGTGTTCTGCAATTTTTCTTGTGATCTTGCGGTCAGCAAAACCTCTTATAGCATAAGTAGAAATCTCTTCTAATGTTTCAATGCCATAACTTTCCTTTTTAGTTGTCACAAAAGAATCCTTACTTTGATCTGGAAACCAGCCTCTACATGAAAAACAATATGAGGTTCCATCCTCGTATATCTGTCTAGCATCGCTACTACCACAGTCTTCACTTAGGCAAGGTTGATCCTTTACAACTATTTTTCCCATTTTATTTATTTATTACGTTATTAGCTGCAAAACAAGCGGTTGAGATAAAGCTAAAGGCTACTGAGACTAACAAAAAGTCTGCTGAACTCCATTGCTCTACCCCTGTTAGCAAATTAACAGCTTGTGCTGATACTATAAGCATTGAACAAAAACCAAATAGAAAACCAATTAATTTCATTATTTTAATCCTGCTAATTTATTTAATCTCTTACGATGTCTAACAGATACTTCTTCAGATGATCTCCATTGAACTTTATCAATAAAACGATTGTACCAAATATGGTTGTTAGTTGGGACTTCTACAAAACATTGAGACCATGTTTCAGCCCAACTTAAACCGCCTCTAGTGTAATACTGATCTAATACATAAAATTCAAAAGAATCTTTTCCATTCTCTTCGATTAGGGCATTAATATCTTTAGATGAGCTAGTATAGGTTCTCCAATTACTTGGCTTACCTCTGTTTATTTTACCTGTACCTCTAAAGATTTTCTTACCAATATACATCATACCATTCTTAGTATCCTTGATTAAATAAACAAAACCAAAAGCGTTATTATAATCTAGTTGTTCAGTAAAGTTCCAATGTCCATTGTCTTTATTCTTTGATTTGGAAGTGGTCATTTATATAGCGCCAGATGTGGATCAACCTGCCATTGGCAAGTAAATAAGGTTTCCACTGGTCGCCATATTGTTCTTTGTAAGCATTGATTACTGCTGCCTTTCTTTTATTATTATTATCACAGCCCTCTAAGATCTTATTGGCTTTTACTGGACCTACTTTACTAAGTCCAGGAATATTGTCTACCGCATCGCCCATAAGTATCTGTCGCCAGTAGTGGATGTCTGCAGCATCTTCACTTACTTCATAATGTTCATCTTTTCCTGGTTTGAAATGTCTTCCAGGAATGCAATCTAAGTCCTTATCAATTGTACATACAACATAAGGATCACCATCTCTAATAGCCTCTAATGCCCAAATTCGGAGTAAGTCATCTGCTTCAAATCCGTGGGCAACTACTGCATTAGGGTGTTTACAAAACCAGTCTTTTAATTCATCAAAATGTTCTGCTCTGTTTTTCTTAGATGCGAGTCTTGCTTTACTCTTTTTATATTCAGGAAAAAATTCTTCTCTCCAATTATTAAGTCCACCAATTGCAATGAGGTAATCACTGCAAAAGGTGTTTTCAACAACAGCTTCAAGAACTTCGTCTAATTTAATTTTAGCTTCTTCTACGTCTTCAGTGCCCCAAATAGCCTGATATAGTAGAACGTCTCCGTCTACTAATGCTATCATACTGGGTAAGTTACTTTCTCATAACCATACTTCTTAACACGAGCAAGAAGTTTTTGACCTACTTTGTTACGTACTTTGTATTTAATAATAGTAGGACGATCTACAAAGCTGAGATATAGATATTTATCTCCACGAGGATAGGTGTATGTTGCGGATGGCACTTGATATACTAATGCTTTTTTCATTTTTGTTGAACTCTTATGTTACTATGAATTAATGTTAAAATACCTGAATCTGTTTTATACGGGTCTGAGAAGACAACCCTCTCAATACCCGATTGAATTAGTAATAAGGAACAATTGTCACAAGGAGCAGTTGTTACATATACTGTTGAACCACGTAAGCTTAAACCTTCTGCAGCTGCTTTAGATACTAAATTAGCTTCAGCATGAATTACATACGATAGTGTTTTATTCTGATCGTTCTCGCATTTATTAGGAAAACCTTTAGGTGTTCCATTAAAGCCAAAACTAAGAATATTGTTGTTCTTTACTGCAATTGCACCTACTTTACGCTTCTCAGCATGTGACATTAGAGCAATCCTCTTTGCAAGATCTAGATAGAGGGAATCGTAGCGATCTTCTTTTGTAGCCACCAAGGTGCATCCCTATTTGTATATTTCATTAAATTAATTTTTTCTGTTAAATAATAATATCGATATGAATTAACAGCATTATCTAATTGACAATGCTCTGGCATAGCTAGAGGTGGATCTTGCCACCCTAGTGCTTTAATGTCCCTTGGTGTGTTAAACAAAGAATCTTTATGCTCACGTATAGTTTTATGCTCTTTGCCAAAGCGATGTGTATACTCTTTACCTAGCTCTATCATTAAAAGATAAAGCCAGTTATAGTGAGCAACAGACTCTCTAACCCATATAGCAGAAGGGTGGTTTTGATGAGTTACTTTATATGGCCCACCCTCACCACATAAATGATGAGCAGTGGACAATAGTTGGGCAGACTCTAGAATCATTTTTACTACATGAGTATCGTAGTGATCCATAGCACACTTATCAGGATCACGATCTAGGAAGAAAATGTTCATGATTCGTACACAGTAGTAAAGTCAGGATACTTAGCTTTAATTTTTGCTATGTACTTTGGATCATCAGTTTTTCTAACTAAATGAACTTTAAACTGCTTACTAATATCAAACTCTATACTAGTTCCTAACTCATAGTCTTCTGAGTTCTTTAGGTAGTCCCAATAATAACCACGAGTATAAGAAGCCTTAGATAAACTCCCATGAAATGTGTACAACATATCAATTGGATATCTATCACACAATACAATTTGAATTGGCATAAAGCAATTCTTTACATTTAATACACCAACAACTCCATTATCTATGCTATGCATATAATAAGAATTATTTGTTACATCTTCTAATTCATTATCTTGAAGTTCTAAGGCTTGTGATATCCTAGCTATAATACTATCTTTAGACTCCTTTGGATATCCATGAAGATAAATATCTAAGTCTCTTGCAGGATTACCTAACTCCCAATCTCGTGGTGCTCCACCTAAAATACAAGAATCAGGATCTACAATATGCAACATATTTAATGCCGCATGAGCACATGTTTTCTGTGATTCAATAGTTTTCTTTTTCATATGGCTATCATTTAAATTTAAGTGATCTAAAAAAGCTTTTTTAATTCTATCGTTTAATTCAGTGGACATCGTACCAATCTTTACCTATTTTAGCTTCGCCATCCATGATCATTACACCAAACTCTTTAGGTGCATCACGAAAGGCTTCTTTTGCAATTAGAGCAGCTTTTTCAGCATACTCGTGTGGGACTTCAAATTCAATCTCATCATGATAAAAAATCAGAGGGTTGAATGGGATACCTTCCTCTTTCAGTCGGGTATATGCAACAGCTGTAGCGGCTTTACAAGTAATAGCTTCACAACTTTGTAATAGATAGTTTAAAGATTTATGAGCAGACTCACAAGGTATCTTTCTACCATCAAGAGCAGGAATCCAAGGGTTACCATGGTTTTCTGTTTTGTTATAGACTGCATTAATACGTTTGATTAATGAGTCTAATCCTGGAATACGCTTTGCAAACTCAGCTTTAATCTTATTGCCTAATTTAGCATTACGGATACCTGTTAAAATCAAAGAAACTTTCTCACCCCCAGCACCAAACAAATAAGCATAAATAAATGGTTTAGCTAGTTTGCGAGATACGAGAGGGTCTTTGATAATCTTAGGAAAATTGGCTTGTTCTTCAGTCATTACAGCTGTAAGCACATCTGCATTTTTCTGATGTACATCTCCATTTAAAACTTCATTTGTATATTCATCATTCTTTAGATAATGACATAAAGCTCTAAATTGATTACCAGAAGAATCAGCACCAATGATTGTATACCCAGGAGTGGCAACAAATAGTTTCCTAATATCTGCACCCCACTCTGAATCAGCACCTGGAACATTGACAATACCACTATGTCTAGCACGACCAGTTGGAGTAGAGATAGTAAAACAACTACCATGTAATCGGTTATTCTCATCTAATGACTCCATCCATCCAGACAAAATAGAATGTCTAGATCTAGTAGTGTAGTACTTATCAATTAGCATACCTACTTCACCTAATTTTTCAAGTGAGCTAGTAGTTAATTTCTCTGATACTTTAATAAACTCGTTTCCTTGTTTCTTCCAGTTCCAGTCGTCAGGTACCCAACCAATTTTATGTAAATACAATTTAACTGAATCAATGTTACCTAAGTCAGGTTGTACATACTCAAATCGTTGGTAAGGACCTTCTACCAGACGAACATCCCTGCCATTAGTAGGATCAATATTAAAATATCTAGCAGTAACGGCATCATAATTACCGTTCTTAATCCACTTTGGTACTTTAGGTTCTTTATCCACAACTTTAGTTTCGGTACTAAGTCTTGGCTCAATAACAGACTGAACTTCTGCCATTTGAGTTTCCATAACAGCAAGTAGTTTTGTTGCAGCATCTTTATCAAATTGCCACCCTATATATTCTGCATCAGCACAGAATTGTGCAGTTAAATGCTCATTTTTAATAGAAGTTTTAAGATACTGTTTCTTTTCAAACATTACCTTTAATTCTTTGTTAAGGCTTTTAAAGACCTTCAGATTAATCTTTACGTCTTCTCTACACCGATGTAACATGTCTATTGAGTACTGACTCCAGTCCTCATGATCAACTTTAGAATGCCCAAGGTATTCACCCCATACAGCTAGAGAATGTTTTCCATTAAATCGATCATAGTTAACTACTTGAGACAATAGCATTGTATCATATAGTTTAGTATCTTTATTTGGAATCCAATTGTATAGTTTTCGGAGAACAAGCAGATCATAGCCAATAATATTATGGCCAATCAAGCTTGTTGCTTTCGATAGGTGTTGTAAGCCTTGTTCTAAACTTGGATATTGTGGATCATAGTCGGTAAAGATTAACTCTTCACCAGTACTAGTATCATTAGTCACAATCATCCAGACTTTACTTACAGTGTCTAGTAGACCATCGCTTTCGATGTCAAATACTAGATTACTCATTTTAATAATTTTTCAATATCTTTAATTCGGATAGGTTGATTTCCATTCTTAGTATAGGCAAGTAGGAATTTTAAATACCATAATGCTTTACCAAGTTCTTGTTGTTCAGCATCTTTACCACCTAAGCGGTCTAGATACTTTCGTACTTGTAACTCTACAGCAGCTTTAAAGCAAGCAGGGTCACGGAAGCTAGGGAGATACTGCATAGTTTCTAGCCATTGTAAATCCATTACATAACTCTGGTAATGGCTAGGATTAATAGCACTCTGATAGTTAGAGTTAAGAGTATTACTCTCTACTGTTTGTGGATTTTCTTTTAAGTATTTCATAAGTTGATCTACTTCCCACTCATTATCGCCATCTTCAATTGCCCACTCATTTAACAAATTACGATAATCATTTATAGAACCAATATGGTTTAATTCTTTAGAACGATTTTTAGCACTAGTAGGCCAAACACATTTAATAGTAAAGAAATCCATATTATCTTTCCATGCAGTAACAGCATGTTCAAAGTCATTATAGGTTGCTACTACACCACGGTTCTTGCCATATGAGTATACTTCATAAATCGGCACGTACATCTATTGTTCCCTCTTCTACTTTATATAATTTACCTTCTGCAAGAGCATCTTTTAGCATCCTAATAAATGCATAATTCATGAGATATTCTCTTGCTTCATTGTCTAAATCAAGTACTACGTTAGCACTACCATCTTCATTTTCTGAGATAGTATGAACAGTAAGTTTCATTAATAAACATCTCCATTTTCTAAGATCTTTTTATCTTCATATGGTGCGGCTACTCTACGATAGAATTCAATCTTAGCGCCTTCAAGAGCACCTACAATATCATTAATTGCTTGGTAGTTACCCTTGTCTGTACGATTGAAATAGTCTCGTACAATAGATGTAACAACAAAGTTTAGTTCTCCTGGGGTAGTACATAAGTCACCTACCTCAGCTACACTTTTTGTGTGTAGAAACTGTTTAAAATCCTGTCTAATATATGGCATTATTTTTCTTCCCAAAGGCTTGCATGATAAACCTTAACTTTTAATTTTGGATAGTGAGCTTTAACATCTTTTACTTTAACCTCTACTTGTCTCAAACTAGTAAAAACACATTCCTGAGTTGCTTTGCTAATAGGGATATTATGTTCTATAGCAGGGTCATCAGGGTCTACATAAGTAATAAAGAAAGGCATTAATCAATATACTCCGTAATAATTGTGTCGCATGCCTTATCTACTGTTGATCTCCACTCTGTAACTAAAGATTCAAAGAATGGGTGTATCGTATCAGCAGAAGCTTTAAATGCAACTACTGGTTTACGTAGTACATAAGCAGCATAAAACACTTCCATAGAAGTACCGTGTTTAGCAATAGCTGGATTATTTAAGTTAACAAGAATCAAGTCTGACTCTTGGATATCACGAAGATCTAATTCAAAAATTCTCTTCATGTACTTAGCTTGAAAGTCATGAACCCTACGAGTAGGATCAAGAACTTTCTGATCTGCTTGTTGAAGTAGTTCAGTAGCAATATTACGCCAACCTTTTGCATCTTCAATAGAGACATGCTCCATTGGCCCTGCTAAATATATTGTTCTTTGTTTAGTCATAGTTCGTTTAAAATACGCATGTAATTAGCGGTATACCACAAGCCACCTTGACTTTGTGGTCTTTGATGCCTAGTGTAATCCTGAATTTCGATCCTACACCATGTTCTATCTTTATAGCTCAAATGAGGAGCATTAGGAGTAGAACAACAATGCCATCCAGGGCGATAAGCATAACCTACAGTAGGGTGTGACTCTGCTCCGTAGAGAACCCCTGATTGTATTTTCTGTTTTCTGTTAATAAACAATGGACCGTAAGTTCCATCTTTTCGTTTCTTAAAAAGTTTATATGCAATCATTATGAATTATAGTTTAACCAGTCGGGTTCCATAGTTACAAGGTGTTGAATTAACCCTATGTTTTCTACTTGAGTAATGTCTGAGAGTTCTTGTAGGAATTCTCTTTCACTAATTGATGTTTCAACTGTACAGACTGTAAAGTCTTCATTATAAGAAAAATCATCACCAAGTTTACATATTAACAACATTTCAAACTCACTAATAGGATCAGTGAATGTTATAGTGTATTCAGAAGTAACCAAGAATTGCTCCAATAAAAGGTACAAAGACTCCAATAATTCTTCCGATAATCCAACCTAACGGAGTATCATTATTCATAAATAGAATAGCTACAAAGTTTGCTATCCACCCATAAATAGAAGCGGCTACAATACCTAAACCAACTATACCTGCAATTATATTATTCATTTAATATGTTTCTTTAAAATAGGAGACCGAAGTCCCCTAGTTACTTAATTAATAAGGATTGTCATCTTCATCTGAGTCACCACCATTAGCATCGCTAACACGAATGATCTCAGTATCCGTTAATTCAAAGTCATCATCAGATGCTTTAGGAATGTACTCTTTTAGCTTAGTAATTTGTACAGCCATTAACATAGATGCAATCTTGTTATCTGGTGGATACTCATACTGGAAAATCTTTACATTAGCAATAGAACCATTACCAATACTAGATGGTGCAATAGGAGCTAAAGAACCATCAACAACAGTTACTGGTTGGTTATCAGTACCATCTTTCTTTTTAGACTTCTTACGAAGAGCTACAGTATAAAATACTCCATCATCATCTTCTACTGTCTTAGGCTTTAAGTTAAGTGCTACCCATTCTGCTTTAACTAGCTTGTCTCGAGTGCGAATCTGAACATCCCACGTAGGTTGTTCTTTGTTAAATTTAGAATTAGGTTTCTTAGGGTCTAATTGTGCCCAGAATAACTCAACGTTCTTTAAAATAGCCATAGGTTTTAGTTTCCTTAATACAATTTAATTTATTTAATATTTAGTATACAAATGATTTTGCATACCTTAGTGCTTTAGCGTATCCTGGTAAAACTTAACAAAAAGCATAATCGGAATACACAATCTGACCGATATCGAGATTACCCCTTTCAGGGATAAGGTCTTTGCAGTCAAGTTCAGCAAGGAGTTTCTCAAGAGGTTTGCTCTTATAAAACTCTACAAACTGTTCTCTAACCCTGTAAAATAAATCATCCATATTTCCAGGCAATGTGCCGAAGGAATCATGAACAACAGTCATCTCATAGGGTGCAGATACAACAGTCATTGTCAGGTGAGCAGCATCAAAACTATGTACAATGTTTGGTGCAGCACCTGTTCTTTGGGAATCTTTGTTAATAGTTGCTTCTTCCCAAGTTTGAAGTTGAACTTTTAATTCTTCTTCACCGTATTTTAATCTAGTGCGAACAATAGAAGGTTTACGATATGCCTGAACAACTGGGAATTCAGTTACAGGCGTAGTCCATTTAAGAAATACTTCTTTCTCATTAGATCTTTGTGCAAGATTTTGAAACATACGTAGCATAGTAGCTGGTCCTTTGAGTTTCTCATAACAAGTCTCAAATACCAAATCACCTAGCATAGCACCCCACAAATGTTCTTTGTCACGGAGATACTCTGACATATCTCTAGTGTCATCAATAATTTGTTGACCCATGCCATAAGCTGTACCACCATAGCCGAGAGTCATTACGTTTCGTTTAACTATTTTACGTTGATCTTTAGGACTATCAATATTAAGCCAATAAATTGGAAATAATTTTTCTCGTATATCTCTACTTTTATTTCTCCATTCTTGAGCAGCAGCATAAGCTAAAGCTTTTTGTTCTGTCTTGTCTGGGGCATCAAAGTATGCCTTCTGCAATGTTTTTGCTGTATTATAAACATTATCAAATTGATCTTTATCTTTTTGACTAAGTCTATCTGCCATCTCTTGAAGACGTTTCCAGACATATCTTGCGATATACATGTAAACATCCCCTGGTAGTTCTTGTGGTACTAAATTAACTAGAGGAGCAATATCTTCATCTTTCGACATAGCTACTAAATGCTGAACTCCGTTATTTGAACCATCAATATAAACAGGCAAAGAGCATTGATATTCTTCTAGCTTATTACCTTCCATCAGCCATTCTTTAATTTTCTTTAACTCATTACAAGCAGCTAAGAATGAGAATGGGGCATCAGTATCAATCCATCCTTGGTTTAAAGTTGGTTTCTCTGCATATGACAAAAATAAATTAATATTCTCATCTACAAATTCAGCTCTATTCTTTAGTGTAACTTTGTCATTACCAAAAGAATTCGCAGTATGTACTTTTAACCAGAATAAACCATTTTGACCTAGTGGAATAGCTTTGTCTAGCATTAACAAACCTTTAGCATTATCACTAGACTGCTCATGTAGAAATGCTGTATTTACATATACACGACCACGGAAGTCAAAATTGTATACATGATAGAATGCATTATCTAAGTGGCTTAAGGCAAGCTGCTCAATAGCTTCTGCCTCAATCATTAATGATCTCTTTTTCTCTTCATCAATCTCTGAATGAAGTTTAAAAGGGCTAACAGGATTGTCTTTTGTTAGAAAATATTGATATACCTTAAATACATCTTTATTAATCCGCCATCCAATACATTGCAGTTTATTAAGTGTATCATACAACATTTGCTTCTCTCCATCTTTGAATTGAGCTAACGCTGTAGAATGACCTTTCTTAATAATAGGAATACCTAGATTGTTATGCGAAGAAGTCCATAAAGCTGGTGCTTCCCTCATTGGGAAAATATCAACCTTTGTTTGATCAATTAAACCCCATAGTTCTTTAATTGATTTCCAATCTTTAACTTGAAAGAAATAAGCTTGATATTTACTTTTCTTACCATTCTTGTATGTATGTTTTAATCTAAAAGATAAGACATTACATTCAATATAAGCAATACAAATAAACCAGCCTACTTGCGCATCAGAGATTGTGTCGTTAGGTAAGTCAAGCATTTGCCTAACTCTACGACCAATAGTAGCAATAATGTCTACTAAAGTACCTTGTCTCTCTAATCCACGAAGGATGTGAGGATATGAGATATCTATTAGTGTTTTTGCTTCTACGTCTTTCAAGTAATGAGTGTAAATATTTCTATCTGCACGTAGCATAGCTTGACGTAGTGTAATATCATTAACTAATTTATCCAGAATATTCATTAAGCGAAATTAAGATCCATCTGTTGGTTGATTGAATTTTTTACTGTAATCTTTTTGTAGAGCCAAATTATAAGCGCCTCTAAAAATAAAACTAGAACTTCAAATAGGATTGCTTTTGTCATTATTATTATTATCCTTATTTTGATTAAAAAAGAGAGAGGAGCCCCAAGGCAAACGCCTCGGGGTCTCTTTCTGTTTTAGGAAACAGCTTTAGCTTCCTGTAGTAAAGACTCATCCACTTCAATAGCTTCAGTGTCGATTACTTTGTTTCTTTCTTGATACCAATTAACAACTTTGTTTGCCACATAAAAGGAAAAACCCATTATGAGAACTTCTTTAGCAAAACTTAAGGTTAACAGCGCAGCTAAGAAGCCAAGCAACCAACCTAAGAAATAACCAACTGTTGTCATAGCCATTTTTAATACTCCATTAAATAAAAGGTTTAGGATAGGGACCACTGAATAAAATCAAAAAGATATAAGCAATTAGTACTATAAAGAATAATGGTCTAGCCACTACAAATAGTACAAACATAATAAGCAGAAATATTACAAAGAGGCTCATTACTTCCTCATTGTATTAACATGACCTACTCGCTTAAATCTTTGGTTTATGTTAGCTAAGGGGTTAGCCTTCCATAAATCTAGTTCTTGACCAACTTTGTTAAAGAAGTCTAAACTATGTGGTTCATGACGAACCTTGACGTAGTTAACGATCTCTTTGCTGACTTGGTAGACATAACCTTCCTCATCAGCAATTCGAACATCGGAATACACAGGTGGACATTTAGTACACATTTTAAACTCCAAGTTTTTTATCTACGAAAACTAAATCTTCAACTGCTTTAAAAAGCCTACTAAAATCTTCAGCAGACTCTGTAAGAACCGAAGCAACACTTTCGCCTGTCATGTATGCTGATTTAACGTCATACAGTGAAGGAGAAACTACAGCTTGCAGGAAGTCATCATATACAGTTACTTCAACAGAGTCAAAGGCATTGTATTGGACGGCTTCAATTGTATAGTCACCAGCTTTTAAAGTTAATCTAGGCATTTTTAACTTTCAAAAACTTGATCATATATAGCAGTATACTCAATTATAGAACCGTCAAGTTCTACAGTAGTACACATTTGCTCTAAGGCTTTTTTAGAAACAGCCGTAGCATAATACATCACCTGACCTGTAGTGTCTAATGATGAAATATAACTACAACCAAACTCTTCAAGAGCTTCTAGCATCTCTTCAATAGTACAACCAAAGTTATAATTGTCGAGAGGGTTTAATAACAAATACTTATGCATCGTTTTCCTTTTATCAAGTTCTTTAATCCGATTTGAATTAATATTCATGCTATAACTACCTCTACTAATTCTGGAAGATATTTTTCAAGATCTTTTAAATTATTTGTTTTGGTAATTAAGTATCCATTACTTCTAGAGTAAATGTAGTACATTATTTCAGTCATACAGTTTCTTTATCAATTAAAATAAAGCATCAAGACCATGTAATACTAATGCACAAAGACCTAGGCCAATAGCAATAGCAGTAACTACATCCGCAAATGTTTCAGATTCAAAAAACTTTTTCATTTTAAACTTTCTTAAAGTAAACAATTATATTTCAATATCCAACTGTTTTGCAGATGGTATAGAAATCAAACAACCGCATGATCAAAAGACCAACAGCCAAACCAGCAAAAAATGTTAATACAATCATATAACCTTTCAAGTTAATAAAGATTAGAGTCCTATCTTTTAAGATATTCTTCTATTATAGATACGTCATTTTTCTCACTTTTTTTGATAAAAAAGGCCACCCTTTTTACGGGGTGACCATTTATTTTTCTATCACTTATTTTACCACAATATTAAAACAGAGCCATTATAACCTGCTCCGCCAGACCAGTTGTTTCTTGCTGCACCTGCAGTAGAAGGTACTCCATAAGTAGTTGCATTACCACCATTAAGTGTATGCTGATTTGGAGCTGCATAAGCTGTTAAAATAGGGTTAGCGTCTGATAAATAACCAAAAGCTGCTCCACTACCACCACCTCCACCACCTGCATAAAATCCACTACCACCACCACCAAATCCACCGCCTGCACTAGAAGAACCGTGACCCCCGCCACCGCCGCCAGCTAGACTTATGCCGTTAAACATAAAACCATTTCCGCCTACGGATTGACCTACACTGTATTGACCTCCCAAACCTGGTCCCGAATTATTGTAAGTAGGAGAGCCTCCATAGTTAGCAGATCCACGTCCACCACCAATTGATGAGTTTGGATTTTCTCCAGCAGATGCGGATGCACCTTTTTCTCCACCACCGCCACCACCAGCTCCACGACCACCACCAGCTCCAGCAACATAGCTTCCGCCGTATCCTTCATTAGCAACACCACCACCATTTGCGTTACCAGTAACAGCAATTGCAGGACTATTACTAATCATGTCACCACCATGACCGTTTAGCTTTCCGCCTTGAGTAGTAATTCCCGTAAAATAGCTAGCAGTACCACCAGCAATTCCATAGCCATTTATGCCAGCAATTGTAGTTACAGCAGCATTTCCTCCACTACCACCGTTGCCTTCTCCACCAGTACCACCAGCACCGGCACTACCGCCTCCGCCAGCTATAACAAAACCTTTTTGGAATAGCGTTGATTCGGAAGACACTAAAGTGCCAGAACTATTAGCGGCATAAAAAATACCACTACCAGCACCGCCAGATCCATTATCATTTCCGTCTTGGGCACATCCTCCGCCTAAACCAGTACCACCACTACCGCCAGAATTATTAAAAGCAGTTGCAGCATTTGCAACAATTACTTTGAAATATTCAAGTGGTTGCACTCGTAAGATAGCACTGCTAAAACCGCCTCCGCCGCCTGTATTACCGTTATTCCATACACCGCCACCACCCCAAACAAGAACACGTATTGCATAAACATTTGCAGGAATTCTGAACGTAGAATTTGCGTGATTTAAATCAGTTAAATTAGTTAAAGAACCGGTCCAACCAGTATTATATACTGCATAATTAGAGCCACTCAATGGGTAAGCCCCTATTGTTGGAACGGTAGGCCTTGTGATAATACTAAAGCTACGTGAAACGCTTTGATTGCCAGCATTATCTGTTGCTATGGCTGAAAAGTTATAAGTTGTTTGAGCCGTAACATTTGCGGTAAGCCCTGTTATTACTCCAGTAGATGAATTGATTGAAGTATTTGCAGGAAGACCTGTTGCAGCATATGTGATTGTTGCTCCACTATCTGGGTCAGATGCAAGCAACGTTGCATTAATGCTTGTATCATCAGCATTATCCCAAACAGCACCAGAAGCAGTTGTCCAAGTTGGAGTACTTCCACAATCAATTGAAGCTATAGCAGTATAAGTAGTTCCAGTAGGATTAATCACTTTAACACTTAAAGGTTCTTCGGCAATTGAAAAATCTCTTGGAGTTACTGCAGTTATTTGTGCTGTATTAAGATACGTTACTGTTGATGCAGTGTACTCTACGTTTGTGTTAGTTAAAAACTTAACAATTATTCCTGGTTGAAAGTTTGCTCCATTAATAGTAAAAACAGTACCTTGTTCTCCACTAAAAGTTACTGGAGTAATTGAGCTAATTGCTGGAGGAACAGATAACTCTGTCCATCCATAGGCAGTTGAATATGTTTCAAAGCTTCCATTTGTAGTGTTATGTCTTGTCATACCATTAACAGGACTTGCTGGGCGTTGTGCTGTAGTTCCTGAAGGTATTTGGAAATATCCTGTAGAACTATTTGCCGTATCACTTACTGCGGTAGCTGTTGGAGGGGTAACAGTACCCCACGATGGACTTGTACCATCTGTTGTTAAAAATTTACCTGAGTTACTTGTTTGAGTTGGTAACCCGCCAGCAGTGGGTAATAGTTTTCCTGAGGAGTCTATATCATCCGCTAGCTTAGATAGGTTTCTTGAAAAGCCCATATTCGTTCCTTAAAATGTTATAGACCCTGAGGAAGTCCACTTGTAAATCCTGAAGCCGCCTGTTGTAGATATTGTTGGGGAGCCTGTTGTTGATGTGGCTAAGTTGAATGTGTCAGGGTATCGGATGATTACGATACCGCTACCGCCAGAACCACCATTTGCATAAGTGGATCCAAATCCACCGCCTCCACCGCCGCCGCCTGTGTTTGCTGTGCCTGCTGTGCCTGTGGTGTTGTTGTTAGTGCCACTGCCGCCGCCGCCTACACCACCTGTTCCTGCTGTTTGACCTTGCGAACCACCGCCACCGCCTCCAGCGTAAGTAGTTACTGTTCCGCTAATTGAACTAGCTATTCCAGCGCCGCCATTACCCGAAGTTGTACCACCAACGCCACTAAGACCAACAGTACCAGCACCGCCTCCACCGCCTGATGGATAACCTGTGCCTGAAATTGATCCAAAACCACCAGCATTACCTTGTCCTGATATGCCTGAACCCGGTAGGCCACCTGCTGTGCCTGATGAAGCCACACCGCCACCAGAACCACCAGCCACACCTGACCCACCAGCACTAGGAGCACTTGAGTTCGAACCAGCACCGCCGCCGCCAGATGCAGTAAAGTTACCAAATACGCTATTTGAACCCGAAAAAGCGGCATCCTGTGGAGATACTGAACCGCCACCCCCGGCACCTACGGTTACAGTAATTGCGGAGCCTGTAGCTACACCTGAAAATCCCGCAAGTAAACCACCTGCACCGCCGCCTCCACCAGTCTTACCACCACCACCACCCCCTGCCACAACTAAATACTCGACATTCTGTGGAGGAATTCCAGTCCAATTATTATCTTTGATAGCTTGGCTTGCCTGACTTAACGTCCAAATGCCTGAGTATTGTGGCATATTAAGCTCCTGTAGGTGGTGTTACTTCAACCCATGCTGTTGTTGGTTCATCCCATGTGTACATCTTGCCGTCTGTAGGCATTGCAACAGGTGCAGACCACAGGCAAGTGTCTTCACTAAGTGTCCATGATGGAAATGGCTTAGGAGGAATGAATGCATCTCGTTGTGCATCATAACTATAACCAATACCTGCATAGTTCTTACGTAGTGGAGTACCACCATTAGAGTGTACACCACCATGTGTATTATAGGATGTTTGAATCCATTGACCTGGGCTTGTATCCACGAATGTTGTAAAAAATTCTGGTTCAGCAACGATTACTTGTGTTACTTTACCATCTGTTACTTTTGCAAAATGTGCCATATCTAATTTCCTTAAAATGTTACTGAACCACTTGAGGTCCAAATATATATCTGATAACCGTTTGCATAACGGATTTGTGGGTTGCCTGTTGTTGCGGTTGGTGCTGATAATGATTGTGGGTAACGAATTATTACAATGCCAGAGCCTCCATTACCACCATAAGCAAGAGGATACCCACCTCCGCCTCCGCCTCCGCCAGTATTTGACAATCCAGAATTACCGCTAGGTCCAACTCCATTAATTATAGTTGCACCATTACCACCACCAGCAGTTCCTAAACCACCAATACCAGTAGCAGTAGTACTATCTCCGCCAGAACCACCACCACCGCCTGCATAAAAAACACTCTGACCTGTAATAGTTGAGCAAATGCCTGTTCCACCTCTACCACCTGAAAAACTATCTGAAACTGTGCCAGCAGGAAGGCCAACAGATCCTGCTCCGCCTCCACCACCTCCGCCACTGAAAGAGCCACCGCTATAACCGCCCCCTGCATTGCCTTGGCCAGAAGTTGCAGCACCACCAGTAGTACCTTGACGACCTGCTCCACCTCCAGAGCCTCCTGCACCAGGAGTACCTAATGCACCTAAACCACCGCCATCAGAGATAATAGAGGAAAAAACAGAATTTGAGCCATTAGCCCCGCCATAACCACTATCAGAAAAACCACCGACTCCGCCAGCACCAATAGTAATTGTGTAAGAAGTTCCAGTTGTAACTGCAAATCCTGCAGCAGATCTAAAACCACCTGCTCCACCGCCTCCGGCACCATTTCTAGCAGCTCCACCACCCCCACCAGCAATTACAAGATATTCAACTGTAGATGGTGAACCACTTAAAGGATTATATGTGGCAGATAAAATACCACCTAATAAACTACTCATGTTTGTTTCCTTTAAAAAGTGATTGAACCACTAGATGTAAATGTGTATACACGGTTTTTATAACCTAAACCTGTAGCAAATGGTGATGATTGATTCCATGTAGGCGTACCGACTAATACAGGCGCAAAATTATTAGTTGAAAAATCTAAATAGCCATTTGGTGATATCGCACTAACCAATACTTGTGTTCCAATAATAGGTGTTAATGGTGTTGTTGGTGTTGTAAAGTTAGCAGTATAAACAGCTGTTCCTGTAACGTATCTAAAATTAGATATATACCCATCAAAATAAGATGAATTAGCATTACCGGGGCGACCTATTGCTATTGGAGCACTTGCGCCAACTGAGCCAGAGATAGCAGTGGTTCCAGCCGACACCCCATTGACATACAAAGTCAGCGTAGTAGTGGTTCTAACAAGAGCAACGTGATACCAAGTGTTGAGACTTATTGTTGATGCTGAGTTAATTAAATAAGTGACCCCACCATCAATTCGCCCATAAATTTGATTACTAGCATTTGCGCCAATAGCAAATGACCTAACAGTTAAACCTGAATTATTTGCTCCTGCAAATACCTGAGTGCCAGATGACGTTTTATAAAACCATAGCTCAATAGTAAAATCGTTTGAGCCTAAAGTAAAAGCAGAATTAGCAGCAAATTGAACTGCTTGGCTTGATGCGCCTACAAAACTCAAACTACCCGACCCACTTGTACTTACAGTTGGTGAACCTGTTGTAGATGCTGGTACTGCAAATGTATCTGGGTATGAAAGAATAACAATACCAGAACCACCAGCACCGCCAATACCATCACCAACAGCGCCATTGTACCCAGCTCCACCTCCACCTCCACCTGTGTTAATAAATCCTGCTGTAGCAGTTCCACCGTATTTTCCAAGGCCACCTCCGCCAATTCCACCCAACCCTTGAGTGTTCGTAGAAGCACCTCCTCCACCACCCGCATAAGATGTAACAGCGCCAGAAATAGCGGACGCAATACCTGCACCTCCATTACCACCAACAGCGCCAGTGCCATTTGAAAACCCATTAAATCCAACAGTTCCTGCTCCACCACCACCGCCAGAAGCATCTGAGGTTGTTTGCGTTAAAGTCCCACCACCGCCATTATTACCTTGATTAAAAGTATTACTTCCACCCCGAGTAGCTGGACCAGAAAGTGAATAATTTCCATTTCCTCCACCAGAGCCACCAGAATTAACTATACCAAAACGACCCCCACCACCTCCGCCAGTAGAAGATATAGAACCAAAAACAGAATTTTGACCATTTGTTCCTACACCGTTTGATACCGCAGCGCCACCTGCACCAACAGTTACTGTGTAAGAAGCACCAGTAGTAACAGGCACAATACCTGTTAACAATCCACCAGCACCACCTCCTCCGCCAAAAGAGTTGCCATTTGCCTGAGAACCACCAGCACCACCACCTGCAACAACAAAGTATTCAACCCATTTAGGTGTTGCATAATTTGACCAACCGCTTTGTTGAACAGCTTGGTTAACTTGTTTAAGTGTAAATAATCCACTTGCCATATCTACTCCTTAAAATGTTATTGTGCCAGAGGCAATGAATTTGTATACACGCCAGAAGCCTGATATGTATGTCTCTGGAGAACCTGTTGTTGATGTAGCAGGTGCGTAGTAGGATGGATAGCGTAGGATTACGATGCCAGAGCCGCCAACTCCACCAAAAGCGGTAGCAGATGGAAAACTGCCACCACCACCACCACCGCCTGTATTAGCAAGTCCATTAGAGCCACTATTTGTGCCAGTTCCACCAAAAGTAGCACCATTATTTGTGCCACCAGCACCGCCGCCAGCACCGCCGCCAATGTTTGCTCTTCCTGAACTATTAACGGAAGAACCACCACCACCACCTGCCAATTGAAGTGGTGAACCAGTAATGCTTGTTGTTATTCCTGCACCGCCTTGTCCTGCAAGTGGAGGAGTACCTGTAGATGCTTGACCAACAGAACCTGCGCCGCCTCCACCCGCACTAACCCATGTACCTCCTGCTGTTGCATTAGATACTGAATTTCCACCAGCATTCCCTTGACCGGCTGTGCCCGCTGCTCCAGAAGTAGTCCCAGAGTCTGGCGCTCCCGCCCCTCCACCAGAACCAAAAGTCCCTGTTGGTGCGCTAGCATAATTACCGCCGCCGCCGCCACCATAAGCGGTTATGGAGCCAAAAACAGAACTTCCACCGGCTCCTCCAGCAGAATTTGAAGTAACCGATCCGCCAGCACCAACAGTTACAGTAATTGCAGAACCAGCAGTAACAGCATATCCAGTAGCAGACAAAACTCCGCCAGCACCTCCACCACCACCAACATAAGAACCACCACCACCACCGCCAGCCACGACAAGGTATTCCACCGTTGATGGTGCTGTTTTAATTCCATCTACACTTGCAGACAATACATTACCTGTATATCTTAGAGACATATTGTGCCTCCTTTATGGTGATGTAATAGTTTCGTAGCTAGCAACAAGTTCAATAGCGTTTGTAGTGCCTGAAGTTACTACTACAGACTGTGCTTCACCCACGTAGAATGATGTTGTCTTATCTGTAATAATAAGAGAAGCATTAGGGGGAATACTAATTTGATATGCAATACGATATGCTGTACCACCACCTGCAGTAGCTGTGTTAACTGATACTGTAATATTAGCAGCAGATGCTGTTACATTAGACGCAACAATAGAACCTACTTTGTTTACTGAACCAGCTGCTGGAGTAAGGGCTGTCCAAGCAGTAGCTGAAGTAGCCGTAGGTACGAGATAAGACGTAGCACCATAAATAGCGCTTACGTTAACAATATTTGGATTAGCCATGCTTACTCCTTAAAATCCGAAAATGAGAGACATGGCGATTGCCTTGCCAGTTGATGCGTATGCAGGTGTTACCCAAGTAGGAACACTTGTACCGTTTGATTGTAATAGTTGTCCAGATGTACCTGCAGAGGTAAATCCAGTTGTACTAGCAGCACTCTGCCAAGGAATAGTTCCTGCAGTTCCGCCTGTTAAGCTAGCGATAGAACCCAAGAGAGAGTCACCGTTTTGTAACTCTTGAATCTGGGTTCCATTAATTGTTAGAGAATATTTGGTTGCCATTTAAAATCCTTATGAGGTAATAGATACATTTACTGTACCGCCAGCGTTTGTTGTTACTGGTAGATAGCCCTGTGCAACAGATACCGATGCTGTTGAACCATTGTTTAATGTTACAGGCATATTATTCAATACAGTAAGTGTAGCCCAAGATGCTGTTGATCCATCTGTCTTTAAATACTTGTTAGCATTGCTTGCTTGAGATGGGAGAGCATCTACAGTTTCCCATGAATTTGTAGTACCATTTGTTTTGAGAAATTTACCTGCATTTCCAGATGGGTTTGGAACTCCATCATACAGGTTAACAGTATAAGTTGTGAATCGTAATTCATCATTCAGTACTGCGGCTGAGTTGAGAACAACAGACAAACCATCTGATGCAGTATAGTCTGTTGCTAATAGTGTGATACCATTTAGTGTAACATCGATGTAACCTACAGCATAGCCTCCATTAGGATAGAATGTAGTCTGTCCAGATGTAGCGATTACTTCGGTCACAGTTCTAGCTGTTCTACCAAATGGTGGAATACCTAAGTATGACATGTTTTATTTTCCTTTTTTGTTAGGCTATGTATGTACCTGATGAAGTGAATGTGTGGATAGTGTAGCCATTATTAGAAGAAACTACACCACCTGTTCCTTTTTGAGTACCAAGGTATCTAATAATTACAACGCCAGAACCACCAGCACCTCCTAGACTAGCAGGATTTCTTTCAGAACCACCACCACCACCACCTGTGTTAGTTGATCCTGCAACTCCTTGTCCTTGGGAGCCGTTTCCCCCACCTCCTGATCCACCAACACCAAATTGTGTTGATGTTGCATAAGCAGAGCCTCCACCACCACCAGCTCGGAAAGTAGCAGTACCATTAATAGAGGATTGAACACCTACACCACCATCACCACCTTTAGAGGTTGTACCAACTTGCCCAATAGCTCCAGCACCACCGCCACCACCAGCACCGTAAACTCCTGAATTTCCACTACTAGCAAGACCACCAGCAAAACCTTGTCCAGCAGTACCTGTGCCAGCAGTGCCAATACTAGCAGAATAAGTTCCACCACCACCACCTGAACCACCATTTTTTGCATTTTCAGCAGGTGGGTTATTTCCTCCTGAACCAGCGCCTCCACCCCCAACTGAAGTTATAGCATTAAATGAAGAATCATTTCCAGAAAAACCTGTGCTATCAGTAGAAAAAGAAGGACCGCCTGCTCCACCAGCTCCAACAATTACTGTATAAGAAGATTGGCTAGTAATTAATATAGTAGATTCAGCAGAAGCTCCCCCACCAGAAGGCGCACCAACAACGGAAGATCTATAACCTCCAGCTCCTCCACCTCCACCATGATAATCTCCACCACCACCTCCACCACCTGCAACTATTAAGTATTCAATAGAATAAGAAGTTGGAACTGAAAAACTTAACCAACCAGTACTACCGTACCATTCAGGATTTCCAGTAGTTGTATTATAACCCATTTGACCAACACTAGGATTCAATGGGCGTTCAGCCGTGGTCCAAGATGCGGGTGTTGTACCCTTTGTACCATCTAAAATAATTGCCATGTTGTTTCCTTATGCTGTAAATGTACCTGAAGATGTGAATGTATGTGTAGTATATGCACCACTTACTAGAACAGTACCGCCAGTAGCTCGTTGGGCACCAAGGTATCTGATTATCACAATTCCAGAACCCCCATTTCCACCAACACCACCAACACCACTACTTCCATTAGCACCGCCTGCACCGCCACCGCCACCTGTGTAAGCTGTCCCAGATGTTCCATTATTAACGCCAGAGCCGCCAGCTCCGCCACCACCTAAACCGCCTGTTGCAGGGGTTGGTGCACCATACTGGTTACACCCAGCTCCGCCTCCTCCTGCATAATACACAGAAGTTCCTGATAATGACGAAGTAAGGCCTATACCTCCCGATCCATTTGTTGCTCCAGAAGCGTCTCCGCCTGCTGCACCAGCTCCACCGCCACCACCGCCTGCATACGGACTAGTTGTACCACCACCACCACGGTTACCTTGACCACTAGTTCCAGCACCTCCAGCACCTGGAAGAGGAGATCCACCACCAGCACCGCCACCACCAGAACCACCAGAACTACCTGCATTACCATCTTGTGCTCGTCCTGCACCACCTGCAATTGCTGTAGCAAAAGTTGAGAATTGCGAATTATTTCCATTTACACCATTTCGGTTATTAGATGCACCGCTGTTAACTCCACCATTTCCACCAGCTCCAACAATTACAGAATAAGAAATTCCCGCAGATAAATTGCTTGTTGTGCCAGTAAGAAATCCTCCAGCACCGCCTCCACCAGAAGAACCGTCACCACTCTGTCCTCCTGCTCCACCGCCACCGCCAGCAACCACAAGATAGTCGACTGGGTATGCTAGTTGATCAGAAAAGTTTGTCCACCCAATACCATCAAACCATTCAGGATTATTAGTAGTAGTATTAAATCTAGCTGTTCCAGTAGAAGGATTAGAAGGTCTTTGTGCAGTAGTTCCCCGAGGAAAAGAAATACCTCCGGTATTGTTAGCTAAAGTAACTAAGCCAGTACTAGCCTGTAACTCAAGTATTCCCGTACTATCTGCTGTGCTTTTAAGTCCTGCAGAACCGGACACAACACCGTTATCGGCATTAATTATTGTTGTCATGTTATGTCCTTAAGATAATGCAAATGTGCCAGATGAATTAAATGTGTGAATAGTGTAGCCACCTATTGATGTTATTACACCACCAGATCCTCTTTGTGCACCAGCATATTTAATAATTACAACACCTGACCCACCATTTCCACCACCTCCACCGCTTTGACTGTTGTAGTTTGAGCCACCACCTCCACCACCTGTGTTTGCAGATCCTGCATTTCCTCTAGGGTTAGAAGTACTATTATTTCCAGTATTGGAACCTGCCCCACCACCGCCTAATCCCCCCGCACCTTGTGGTGGAACAGTGTTTGCTGAATCTTGTAAATTACCGCCACCACCTCCGGCATAGTATGTTGCTGTCCCATTAATTGAATATTGTAATCCAATGCCACCGTTACCGCCTTGGCTATTACTTCCACCACCACCAACAGCACCTGCACCGCCTCCACCACCACCTGGATACTCACCGCCTGATACGTTTGGAAATCCTCCAGCAAAACCTTGACCTGTTGTCCCTGACCCCGCTAATGCTCCGGTTCTACCTCCACCGCCACCTGAACCACCTGATAATCCATTTGTGTTGTTTCCACCTGAACCCCCACCACCACCACCAAGCGCAATATAATTTGCTGTAAATGAAGAATTAACTCCATTACTTCCAGCACCTGAAACAGCAGTGTACGGATTTGAAGCGCCAGCACCTCCAGCACCAACAACAACGGAA